AATGGTAGAAGAGGAACTAGTATCTCTAGTGCAAAGTCCCCACAAACCCTATAAACACTATATCATAAACTATTTGTGACTCAAACCACTAATGTCCGTTTTATCCGTTATGATATAATTTTTATTGCTCATCCCTTGATCTGTCTCTCATACCCACCGATCTTGGGATGAGTCTTATTTTATGGTATAATCCTTTATTATGGCAAATCTCTGTGCTCCCGAAATTTTTGGTGCTGATCCAGTAACTATTCAGTGGAGAGTAATTCGTGGAGATACAGGAACATTACGTGTAGAATTTTACGAAGATGATGAAGTAACATATTATGATACGACTGGATGGATCTATAGATGTACAGCATATGATCAATTTGGAAATGTATTAGATGCTTTAGATTGCGAACCAGGTGAAGGATTTGTAGATATTACTGCTTATGCTTCAGTTACTAAGAATTGGGGAAGTGGCTATAAGGCTACCGTCGCAGAATTGCCTTTTGATGTACAGGTAATTATTCCAGAAGAAATAGAAGATATTGTTTGGACACCAGTTGTCGGAACGATTTATGTTATCGGTGATGTAACACCAGGAGGTACTTTATAATGGCAGTTATTAAGATTGTTCCTATGCCAGGTGCAAAAGGAGATAAGGGCGACGATGGTGCAGCAGGTGCACAAGGACCTCAAGGACCAATAGGAGCCACAGGTCCAGCAGGTGCTGACGCTCTATGGAATTATAATGGTGAGTGGAGTTCTAGTTCAACGTATGCAGAAGGCGACATTGTAACTTATAACGGACAAACATATCGTGCAAGCGGAATAACAATTCTTGGAACAACTCCAGACTTAGATGTTAATTTTGATTTAATTGCAGCAAAAGGTGCTGATGGTGAAACAGGTCCGCAAGGAGAGCCTGGACCTCAAGGTGCACCTGGTGCTAATGGTGCAGACGCACTTTGGAATTTTGTTGGTGAATATAATAATGCAGCAGATTATAATATTGGCGATGTTGTAACTTATGCTGGTGGAACATATTATAGAGTTCTTCCTTTAAATGCTGGATATCCACCAGGAACGGAATATTGGACAACCGTTGCTGCCCCTGGAGCACAAGGTATTCAGGGAGAGCCTGGGCCACAAGGAGAGCCAGGAGGATTAACTGGAGCAAAATTAGGTTCATTTTTTGATAATACAATTCAAACAGGTGGATCAATTAAGCCTATAACTTTAAACTCTACAGATTTTTCAAATGGAGTAACTATTGTAGATGGATCAAGAATTACAATGGATACTTTAGGTATTTATAATATTGCATTTAGTTTGCAATTAGAAAAAACTGGAGGATCTTCAGCAGATATTTATATTTGGATGAGACACAATAATGTAGATGTTCCAGATACTGCAACAATTATTCATATGGCAAATAATAATACCTATAATGTTGCTGCATGGAACTTCTTTGTAAATTGTGATGTTCTTCCTCAAGATTTTCAATTGATGTGGTATACAGCAAGTACAAATGTATCTATTTCTGCTATTGCTGACGCTGGTACGCCAGTTGGAGTTCCATCAATTCCGTCGGTAATTGTTACAGTAAATAAAGTCGGAGATTTGTAAAGATTAAGCCATGGCAGCATCTAAATCCATGGAAAATAACAATTCACCATTAATAAGTTCTGGAACATGGGATACAGAATTTTTTAAGTGGTCTGGAATTCAACTAAATCCAAGCGAAGAGTCATATAATATTCCTATATCAGCAAATTATTATTGTATAGGAGAGTTAGTTTTTTTTAATATACATGTTGTAATTACAAATCCTATATTATGGGGAATAAAACAAATAAATAGTAATATAAATGAAAAATTATCGTTAGAGTGGAATCCTTGGAGATTTAAACTACCATTTAAAAAAATAGATGACTGGGATATTTCTCCATCACCAACCGATAATCTTTCTAGTATAAATAGTTATTCAACAAATCTTTTTACAGGAAGATATGTTGGTAAACTTATTGATAAAAGTGAATTAAATATGGAAAAAATAACTGAACAGGTAGTAACACCAATGTTCGGTATTTTAAGTTTTGGTGAATATTTATATCTTTATGGACTAAACTCTCAGAGTGATTATAAACAAACATATGCTTTAAAAAATATTACATCAGAGTGGCCAATAAATTTTACCTCTTATAATTCTAATTCTTTAAATAAAGGCTCTACGTATTTAAGATTATCTATTAGTGGTATATACAGAGGAGAAGTAGGGTAATGTCTATATCTAAATCTATGAATTTTCCATCAGGCAAAAAATCAAGTTATGCTGCACAAGTTGTAGAAACTCAAACAACAAATACTGATGTATTAATTAACTATGTTCCAGTTCCTGGCCCTATGGGGCCTCAAGGACCACAAGGCCTACCTGGACCTCAAGGACCTGCTGGAAAGGACGGTATTCAAGGCCCTAAAGGCGAAAGAGGTCTACCTGGTAAAGATGGCGAGAGTTCTCTGTCCGCATCTGGACAACAAGCAGGATGGGCAGCATATTTTAATAATGATAGAAAGTCAATAAATCTTGGTGTAAATTATGGAGATGATGGATGGGTAAAGGTTTGGGTAGATTCCAAGGGAAGTAATACGAATGAAAAATACCTACCACAAGGATGTACAAGCCTATGGAATGCAGAGCAAAGAATGTTAAATTTTCATGCTAACTCTAATAATACAGAGGTTTGGATGAGAACATTTTTTCCTAAGTCTTCCACCGAAATTTCTCAATTTGTAGCATCTTTAAAATATCAGTATGTCTACAATATGTATGTAACACAGCACTTTTTTATAGAAGATCAGACTATGTGGAACTCTGGAGCGGTACCCCAAATTAGAACCGACTATGACTCCTCAGTAATAATGAATTCTATATACGTCTCTGTGATATAATTTACGAGGAGGAACCATGGCATTTCCAGGAACATACAATATAAGTTACTATAAGGGTGATACTTACGAGTTTCGTGTCTATCCAAAAACAGCAGATGGTAATGTTTATTCACTTGCCCCGTTTGTTTATGATGATGATAATAATCCAGCAACAATAGATTTTGATAGTGCAATTTTTGCTTTTGCTGAAGTTAGAGGTGGAGATTCTGCAACTGGATATCATAGATGTTATGCAAAAATATCAAATGATAAGACATATGTAACTTGTGCAATTAGACCAGCAGATGCAGCATATTTAGATCCAGCAAAAACATACGTATATGACGTTCAAGTAAGTAAGCCAGCAAATAGTGGAGACTATCCAATGGTTGTTACTCTTATGACTGGAAGTATAACTGTAACTGATCAAGTTACAAGTTCTACTAACTTAGGATAAAAATGGCAGAGGTAGTTTTAAATACAGAAGATCTTTTAGTCTTAGGTGGACCAGATACTATAAATGTTGAAGTTGATTTTGGTCCGCAAGGTGATCGTGGTAGTTTGTTTTTTGTTGGAAATGGAAAACCAGATATTGTAGATATAGGACAAGATCCAAATGTTTTTGACCTTTACATAAATCTCCTTACAACAGATGATGAATACTTAATGATATATCAATATGTAGATGTTCTTGGAACTTTACAATGGCAACCATTAACAAAATTAATTCCAAATACATATGTATCAAATAAAAGTATAGATTTTACAACTCAAAATTATTGTTATATCCCTATTGCAGATATTGTAGACCCATCATATGTCGGCGGTGTCGATGCTTCTAACTTTAGTGTTCAGGTGACATTCGGCACATCTGCTGGATTTCCTATTGTAAGTTCAATAAAAACTGAAGTAGTTACAGTGAGTAGTATTCAAAACCTAAAAATAACATTTTATGCCAAGGAATTTGACGGCACCAATTGGATAGACATATCTGGATCCAGAACGGCTAACCTTCACATTTCGGTGGTATAATCTAAGGGGTGATTTAATTGGCAGTAGAAGATATCGGTGGTTTATATAATACAAAGCAGCCAGGTTATGACGACACTGCTGATATTCAAGCAGCCCTAAAAGCATTTTTATATGGTAGTTATACGTATGATACTACAAGCACAGATCCAACTCAAATTCCAAACCCTTCATTAGCGTATCACCTACAACAACTAAAAAATAGAATTCAGGCACAAGAAGATCTTGGAATTGGATCTGATTATTTAACTTTAGCCCAAATTGCAGCAATTGCATCTCCTGCCGATGGATATATTGCTATGGCTTCAGACTCTAATGGTGGAGCAGTTGAATCTTTATATGCCTCCGCATTTTACTCAAATGAAGCACCGACAACAGACTTAGTCGACGGAGTTCTTTGGGTAGACAAAGACTCTGCAGCACTTGATACATATGTTTATGACTCAACACTTTTGCCAGGGGATCCATGGGTAAGAATCAATGACCTTAAGAATATTATTCAGGCAAAGGGCGACATTTTAATTGGTACTGGCTCAGAAGGTTTGGATAATTTACCTGTTGGTGCAAATGGAACAGTCCTCACTGCAGACGACACTCAAACACTTGGAGTTAAATGGGGAACAGCATATGCACAACCAACACTTGGATCAACAGCAATTACTTCTGGATCTACAATAACAAATATTAATGACTTAACAATTAACTCTACAACTATTCCAACATCCAAAACTTTAGTTGCTACAGATTCTACTGCATATGTTATTCCATCAATGTCTGGTAATTCAGGAAAGTATCTTACAAATGATGGATCTACACCATCATGGTCAACTTTATCATCTTCTAGTGGATTAACTTTAATTACATCACAAAGTTTTACTAACAGCACATCAGTTCAAATTAATAACTGCTTTTCATCAACTTATAGAAACTATAGAGTTATGTTATCAATAACAGGTATTTCTGCTCAATCAACAAATGTTTATTTTAGATATAGCAGTGGTGGAACTCCCAATAGTAGTGCTATTTATTCATTTACATCTTTAGATGGTGGACCAACATCAAGCCCCACAGCATCTTCTGGAAGAAATTTAACTGCCACTCAATTTGAATGCGGATATTATGATCCAGGATATAGCCCAAATAATCAAATGCCATATTATGCAACAATGGATATATTTGCCCCAAACATTGGATTATATCAAAAGGGAATGCTTGGATTTAGTTGTTCTACATATGCTACAGCCCCAATAAATACCTATGTAAAGTTCTGGTCTGGATGGTGTCTATCTAATGCTTCATTTGATGGATTCCAAATTAGACCTCAAGGTGCAGACGGTATTACTGGAATTATTAGAGTTTATGGGTATCAGGATTAGGAGATATTATGACAAATTTAAATGAAGTTATTGTTGATGTTGCAAATAACACAGTTGTTATTAATGATGTCCCTGCAGAAAAAATTGCAGAACTCGCTGCCGAAGGTGCAAGAATAGAGTCAGAAAGATTAGCCAATATAGAGGCTATTAAAAATGCTAAATTAGCACTTATTGAAAAACTTGGAATTACAGAAGAAGAAGCAGCACTATTAATGGGAGGTATTTAATGTCAACAGTTAGTTCAACCAGTAAAGTAGCATACATGTATGATCAAGCATCAGATACTTGGTATGCTGTTGCTGGAACCGCTAACACAAATGTTGCATACTCATGGAATGCTGCTCATACTTTTGGATCTATAGTAACTGCTAATGATGTTATTCGTGCTAAGGCTGGTGTAAATAGATTTACTAATCCTACTGCAAGAGATGCTGTAATTACCGCTCCAGTTAAGGGTACAGTTTGTTTTATTGAGCAAACAAATGGCGGTACTGATATAAACCAACTTCAAATTTATAATGGTACATCATGGGTAGGAATGTTAGATACCGCAAATCTTAGTCCACAAATTACTAATAACTATAACTTAGGACTTGCAGATGCAGGTAAAACATTGTTAATTAATTCTGCATCAGATATAACTGTTACAGTACCACTTAATTCTGCTGTACCCTTTTCAACTGGTCAAAGACTAGATGTAGTAAGATTAGGGTCTGGCAATGTTACGTTTGCTGGTGCAGATGTAAACGTTATTATTAATAGTAAAAACTCTAACAAGAAAATTGCTGCAAGGTATTCTGGCGCAACTCTTATCAAATATGATACGAATACCTGGGTCCTTATTGGCGATTTGACAGCGTAGGTGCCTAAATGCTTGGATGGTTAGGCAAATGGGCGGGATCCAAAGGAATGGGAAAGATTCCCGACATAGAGGGACTATCCTTAAATGATGCAAGAAATGCTATAACAAATGCTGGTTTTAAATTAGGAAATGAAACATCAAGAGGTAATGCACAAGGTGCAAATTCATCAAATCATGGTAAGGCTAAAGGCAGAGACGATGTTAATCAATTATTAGATTATGAATCGGTTTTAGATTTTGAATATTATAGTTATGTTGTTCCACCTGTAACTCCTGCTGTAACTCCTGTAACTCCAGTAACCCCAGTAACCCCAGTAACCCCAGTAACCCCAGTCACACCAGATGTTGGAGTAACCCCAGTCACACCAGATGTTGGAGTAACTCCAGTCACACCAGGAGTCACACCAGTTACGCCAGTTACGCCAGTTACGCCAGTTACGCCTGTAACCCCAGTAACCCCAGTTACACCAGTTACTCCTGCTCCTCAATGTGATCCATGTCCAGAACCAGGGCAATGGAGTGAATGGTCTGCATGTTCTAATGGAATTAAAACTAAATCTAGAACTAATTATGAAACTGTGGGCGCTCCTCCACAAGGATGCTGTATTCCATATATTGAAACAATAGAAGAAAGTTGTGGCGTAACCCCAGGAGTCACACCAGGAGTCACACCAGGAGTCACACCAGGAGTCACACCAGGAGTCACACCAGGAGTTACTCCAGGAGTCACCCCAGGAGTTACACCATGCGTACCTAACTTTGGAGACGATTGTTGGGGACCTAATGTTGAACCAGGATATATAGACTGCAATGGAAACTGTAACTACGTACCAGCACCAGGAGTTACCCCAGGAGTTACCCCAGGAGTTACCCCAGGAGTTACCCCAGGAGTTACCCCAGGAGTTACACCGTCACCAGGAGTTACCCCAGGAGTTACCCCATCACCAGGAGTTACTCCATGCGTACCTAATGCTGGCGATGATTGCTTTGGTCCAAATGGTGAACCAGGATATATAGCATGTAATGGAACATGTAGTTATGCTCCAGCACCAGCCGTTACACCAGCCGTTACACCAGCCGTTACACCAGCCGTTACACCAAATAGCGGAGTTGTACCTGATGCTGGAGTCGTACCTGATTCTGGCGGAGGTGGAGTCGTACCTGATTCTGGCGGAGGTGGAGTTGTCCCTGATTCTGGCGGAGGTGGAGGTGGAGGAGGAACACCTTGGGACGATCAACCAATATAGAGTATAAAATTAGAAGTAAGGTATAATCTATATATGCAAAAAAAAATAGAAAAAATAAAAGAAATAATTGAAAACAATAAAGACTCTGATGTTGGACCAATAGATATTTTTAAATCAAATACGGAATGGGTAGGAAATAATTTATTTCAACACAGATATTCTATTTGTCAAGCATGTCCAGAATTTATTAAATTAACAACTCAATGTAAAAAATGTGGTTGTTTTATGAAGGTTAAAAGTAAAATGAAATTAGCGGTATGTCCGTTAGGAAAATGGTAATGAATAAAAAAGAAATTGCTCCAGGTATTGTTGTTTATTCAAATGCAATTGATGGATATGAATCATTAGTCAATGACATAGAAGAAGGAATGATCAGTGCTAAACTTGAATGGAAAGAAGCAAAGGTAAAATCACAAGGTGAAGTGCAAATCAAAAAAGAGTCAAGGGACACTCTTGCTGTTTATGTTCCATATAGTGATATAGAAATAAATGATTTCTCTAATTTTCAAAGTGCATTTTTTGCAACATTATCTAATTTATTTTTAAAATTTTTAGGTCCCTTAGAATTTGATTACAAAAAAGACTATGCCTTAACAACAACATGGCATGATCAATATGGAATATTAAAATATGGCGTGGGTCAAAAGTTTGTGAATCATATAGATGACCATACTGATTATCACAGAAGAATGTCTACAATATATTATCTTAATGATAATTATGAAGGAGGAGAAATAAATTTTCCAAGATTTAATATTACATATAAACCAGTAGCAAATGATTTTATTATATTTCCTTCAAATTATATTTATAATCATTCAGTATCTCCCGTGATATCTGGAGAAAGATATGCTGTAGTTAGTTGGTTAAGATGAACAATAAAAAAGTTGCCTGGATCACACTAACTAGTGGCAGAAAAGAATATTTAAAAATATCCAGAGAGTCTTGGTATAATTTTGTAAAAGGTGAAATATCAGAAGAAATTATAGTTGATACTTCTGGAAATGAAGAATATTCTAAATGGTTATCAGAAACATATAAAAATGCTAAAATTTTTTCTATGGAAAAACAACATGTTTTAGGAAAAACCTGGGACACGGGAATAAAAAAAGCATATGAATATTTTTATGATATTGCTAAAGATATAGATTGTGAATATATATTACATACAGAGGATGATTATGTTTTATTGAACACAGTTAATATAGATGATGCTATATCTATTCTTGAATCAGATTCAAATATAGTACAAGTTCATTTTATACGACAGCCGTGGACAAAAGATGAAGAAGATGCTGGAAGTGTTCTTAGAAATTGTGAAAAAAATGGATTTAAACTTGTACAAAAAAATAATGATAAGAGTTATTGGGTAGAGCACAGATCTTATTTTACTTTTGGCCCAAGTATATATAAAAAAGAAATTTGTTATGTTGAAAGAGACTTAGATTTTAACCCAGAACTTGCGCTAACAGTTAGATTATTTTTAGATAAGAATAAAAAAACAGCAACATATGGTAAAATAGATGATAAAAATTTTGTAGAGCATATAGGAGTTATTAAAGGATGATAGATGTTTTATCTTGTTCTTCAATTAATCAAGAAAAATTTTTAGACTATGATTTTGATACAATAGTTATTAATAATTTTTCTATAAAAAATAATAATGGACCCGACACATTTGTTCCTGGGGAAACGTATTTATTTGCAACCTACTCTCACTACGGACACTCTTTGATGGATGTTTATGCACAGTTTAAGATATTGCAATTAAAATATAAAAATATAAAACCATTTTTTTATGAAGATGGATTTAATGGATATTACTTTAATGAAAATAAAATTACAATAGATCAAATGGACTCTTTGGGATATAAAAACCAAAGAATATATAATATTGCAATAGGAAACTATGAGTTTGAAAAAGTTATTTTATTTTTTGACATGAATAATACCTTTCCAGAACAATTTTATAGTAATAATGGAGCAACTAGATCATCTCATTATTTTCCATTTTGTGACTGCTATATGGGAACAGAGCCTTGTGGCGAAAGTAAATATTTTAAATATAACTATCTTGCAATAGATGCTTTAAAAAATTCTTTTAAAGAATTATTTAGTTCTAATAAAACTGAGAAATTTTTTATTTCAAGAGAAAGATATAATAGAAAATATGAGGCTGAAATAGAATATTATTCAAATAAAAAAGTTTTATCAGAAAAAGAAGAACAAAGATTAATGTGGTCAAAAGTTAGATCTACTAATAAAGAAACAGAAATTGAAAAATTATTTGAAAGAAATGGTTATAGAATTATTTACGCAGAAGATTATTCTTTATTTGAACAAATAAAAATGTTTAGTTCTGCTCAAATAATTGCTAGTGTTTCTGGAACAGGATTATTTAACACATTTTGGTGCGATAACAATACAAAAGTTTTTGAAATTTTAGCGTCTCCTAAATATAAATATCATTATAAAGAATTTGCAGTGTATTCGGGCACAAATCATGAATATATAGATATTAGAGATCTTTCTTTAAAAGATTCTTTATTAAAAATTGATAAAACAATAAACAGAGATAGGGATATATCCTACATCAAAAAAACGTCAAACAAAGATAGGGATATATCCTTTATCAAAAAAACATCAATTATAGATATGGATCTTGTTCAACAGGCAATAGAAGAAAAAAGAATTCATGTTTTTAAAAATGTTTTTCCAGACAAACCGTCATGGGATACACTTCTTTCTGTAATCTCACAATATGTTGAAGAAGATTTACAAAAATTCCCAGATAGATCATATCTTTTAAATGATTTTGTTGAGGGTGAATCATCTGATATGAGATTTAAATGTAGATTTTGGTCTAGATTAGCACTTCAAATTTACGATACACAAGATACATATCTGTCAGTAATTCCTGAATTGGCGCCAGTTACAGAATGGGGTCTTTCTCAATATCCAGCAGAAATATATACTGGAAACTTCGGTCTTATATCTTTAATGAAGAACAGGGGAGTTGTTGGTAAAAAACATAGCGACTATGTTGATCAGTTTCAGTGGGTTATTAAAGGTGAAATGATTTGGAGAACTGGAGAAAACTTAGAAAAAGAAGATCATATTGTAGAAGGCGATTTTGTATTTATTCCAAAAAATCTAATACATGAAGTTGAAACTTTAAAGGCTCCAAGAGCAGCAATTAATCTTATTTTAAGAAATTAAAAAAGCACCTATAAAATTTTTATATAATATAGGTGCTTTTATTTTTATTTAATTAGGATATTTTTCTAACCATTCTTTTGCCCTTGGGGTTAGTCCCTTCCAGGCTCTCCAGTCCTCTCCTCCATTGGACATATGAAATGCAATTTGTGCATTTAGGACGGGATTAAATAAGTCAGCATTGTGATCTAAATCATATTTTTTACGACGATCTGGACCAAGCATTCCAAGCATGTTTATTTGAAAAATACCATAAGAACTGTCTCCAGTTTCAGTATTTCCATTGAATGCAAATGGTCGACCATTACTTTCTCTCTTAGCAATAGCCCAAGCCTCCTTAAGATTTTGACCCTCAAAACCAACTAACTTCAGTAGATTTTTTAGATCTTTATCAGATAGAGATGTAGCGTTTTTATATTTTTCTAACTGATCTTCTTTAGCCTTAGAAACACTTTTGGCCACTTCCGTGGCCTCTATAGTCTCTTCAAGCACGATAGTTTTACTATCTAATCGGTTTTCAGAAGCGTTGGCAACGTTTGACCAAACGGAAAACATAGCCAATATGCTGAGTGTACCAATGATATTCCTATTATTATTCATAAAGTTAATCATAGTTTCCTCCTTAGAAACGAATGACACCTTTTTAGGGGTGCCATATTACTTCTTAGTATAACACAATTTGAGGCATATAGTCAAATAATGATATAATAATTCTCTATGGCTGAAATAACTAATAACTATGGTCTAACATATCCAGAAGCAACAGATTCTGTTAATGTGCATGGAGATATTAAAAAATTAGCAGATGATGTTGATGATGCTATTTCTTCTCTTGATGCCTCAAATGTGCGGGTAAAGGTAATAAATAATTCAGGATCAACTATAGGTGCAGCAAAACCAGTATATGCTGTAGGTCATACAAATAATAAAACACAAATTGCATTATTTACTTCAGATCTATCAGATAATAAACCATTTCTTGGTTTGACAAAAACATCATTGGCAAATGGTGCAAGTGGAGAAGTTGTAGTTGCTGGTGTTTTGACAAATGTTAATACTAGTAGTTTTTCTGTAGGAGAATTATTATATGTAGATTCTTCTGGCTCTCTTACAGATACCGTCATTGGTGGGGCCATTGGAATTGTTGCTGTTTCAAACCCTACAACTGGTGTAATTGTTATTCAAGCAAAAGGAAATGGAACATGGGGAGCATTGAAGGCTGGATTAGCCTAATATGATATAATCAACACATGGCTACCTTCCGAAATCAGACTACAGATAGTTATGCTTTAGGATCTACGCCTCCAGAAATTCGTTGGACGGTAGTTAGAGGAGACTCTGCAGCATTTAGAGTTTATGTAACAGATGATGAGCGTGAACCATTATTAATTGAAGACTGGGAAATTGCAATGGACATTTATCGTCCATCTACTGATGAAATTATTTTATCACTAACTCCACAACCAATTGAATTTCAGGATAGCGAAGGAAGTTTTACTGTTTCTCTTACATCAGAGCAATCTGAACTTTTAGAGACAGGAGATGTTTTTGACATACAATTAACAGAACTAGATTCTGGCACTAGAGTTTGGACGGTAGCCAAAGGTTCAATGGTTGTAATTGAAGACATAACAGAGTAATGCCAACAAACTTAACACCAATATCTGAACAAGTATATAGAACAACACATCGTCTAGCACATGCACAAATAAAAGAACTTGATAAAAGAACTATTCGTATAAATGATATAAATCACAAAGTAAAGGTTGAAGAAATCCTACCATTTAGAGTTCAGTTTATTAATGTTGGGGTTTTTGGTTTTTCTAAAGAAAATCCAGCAGGTATTTCAGTTGCAGTTATTGGTTACAATAACTACATCTTATAAAAATATAAAAAAGGAGTTATAATAAGGCCATGGCAAAAATATCAATACCTAATTTAAAGACAAAGTTTGAAACTGGGGATCGTCCCACACAACAGGATTATGAAGATTTAATTGATTCTGCCTCTGCTCGTACCACAGACCTTGGTTCAGCAGGTAATAATGAAAATACAATTACAGGTATTGAAAATGCCACAGTGATTGATAACTTTGATGCCACATAGTGGCGTATGGTCAAGTATATTGTTTCTATTGCTAAAGTAACAGCAGGCGACAATAAATTCTATGCAACAGAGTTGACCATCTTGGTAGACGGTACAAACGTAAACGTCTCTGAGTATGGCACGATAGACAATGATGGGAATATTGGCACCATTAGCGTCTCCAGGGTTGGAAATACAGTATCCTTAACGGTTACTCCAGACCCTGCGATTAAGCCAGTCACAGTTCGTTATGCACGAATTGGACTTAAGGCATAACTAAGGAGATAATAAAAGGGCAACAGTAGTAAAAGACTTCAAAGTAAAGAATGGTCTTATTGTTGAAGGCACAACAGGTACCATCAATAACCATGACATTCTTACAAAGAAAACAGACGATCAAAATTACATCGTCAACTTAATTGGTGGAACAGCCACCTCAGCAAACGAAGCAAACAAGGTTGTAAAGCGTGATGGCTCAGGCAACTTTGCAGCAGGTACAGTAACAGCAAACCTAACTGGTAATGTAACTGGTAATGCTTCAACAGCAACAACCCTTGAAACTTCAAGAAAGATTGAACTTGTCGGAGACGTAACTGGTGAAGTTATGTTCAATGGTTCACAAAATGTTCAAATTACAGCAACTCTCGATGGAGATTTTGCAACAGATGCAGAAGTTGCTACCGCTAAGGGCGAAGCAATTGCAGATGCAGCAGCAGATGCAACATCTAAGGCTAACGCAGCACAAGCAGCAGCAATTTCTACAGCAGCATCAGATGCTACTACAAAGGCTAACGCTGCTGAAAATGCTGCTAAGGCATATACAGATGCTCGTGAAACTGCTATTACAACAGCATATCAATCATATGCTGATACAGCAGAGTCAGATGCAAAGGCTTATGCTGATGAAAAGATTGCAGATCTTGTAGATTCTGCTCCAGCACTTCTTGATACACTCAACGAATTGGCTGCAGCAATTGGCGATGACGCTAACTTTGCAGCAAACCTCGCTACTTCAGTAGGAGAAAAGGTTGCAAAGGCTGGAGACACCATGACTGGTGCTCTTGTTCTTCATGCAGACCCAGTAAATAATCTTGAAGCAGCAACTAAGGCTTATGTAGATACAACAGCATCAACAGCACAGTCAAATGCTGAAGATTATGCAGACGGACTTGCTTCAAATTATGACGCAGCAGGATCTGCCTCAGCAGCACAGACAGCAGCAGAAGGATATGCTTCTGGACTTGATTCAGCAACAAACACTCGTATTGATAACCTTACAACATCAAATGTTGCAGAAGGTTCAAATGAGTACTTTACATCTTCTCGTGCAAAGACTGCAGCAGCAGAATTGTTAACTGGTGCAACTCTTAGCAATATCACAATTACAGGAACAGGTGCAGGTCTTACAATTACCGCAGAAAACGGTGTTGCACAATCTACAACTGATGACCTTAATGAAGGAACTTCAAACCTTTACTTCACAAATACTCGTGCAGTAGATGCTCTTGAAGCAGTAGTACCAAATTTCACAGCAGTTGAACTTAATTCAGTTGCAAAGCAGGTAGCAGCAACTGCTTCTATCGCTACAGCAAGCACAAACACCGCAGTTTCATGGTTGAAGGCAGAATATCGTTCTGCTGAATTCCTTGTTAAGATTGCCAACGGATCACACACAGATGTGTCCAAGGTTATCTTGACACTTGACACTTCAGACAATGTCGCAATTACAGAATACGCAATGGTTGGAACAAACGGTTCTCTTGGATCAGTTTCAGCAGATGTTTCTGGAAACGATGTTCGTCTTCGTGTTACAACCGCTAACAACACCTCAACAGTTGCTGTTATCGGAACGCTTTTAGCATAACAAAATAAATAAAAAGAGGGAGTGGTAATCTTGGCAACAGTCAATAAAGACTTCAAGGTTAAAAATGGACTTATCGTCACTGGTGGCGGAAGTTTCGGAGGTACAGTAGATGTAGCAACTCCTACATTAGGTACCCACGCTGCTACTAAGGCATATGTTGACTCAGTAGTAGGCGGTATGGAAGTTGGGGCTACCGCTCCCTCTACACCAGATAACGGTGATTTGTGGTTTGACACATTAACATCAAGAGTTAATGTTTATTATTCTGGATCATGGATTACAATGGCATCAATTGATGATACATTGGGTCTACCAGATCACATTCACGATACTGCTATCGATGGAACTGGTTTCATAGTATCTCAGTTTATAAGTGGCGGTAGTTTTAATGATCCACAAGGAACCCCAGTAGATGCGGGATCCTATAATACCAACTCATGGACTTTGGTTTATGATGGTGGTAGCGCAACAGATAACTTCAACTAAAATTGATGTTATAATAAGCACAGAAATAAAACGGTAGAAATACCACAAGGAGAGATAAATGGCAACAAGAATGCAACAGCGCAGAGGAACCGCAGCACAGTGGACTAGCGCAAACCCAATTTTAGCAGCAGGAGAAATCGGATTTGAAACAGATACTGGCAAATTCAAGATGGGTAATGGATCATCTGCCTGGTCTGCTCTCTCCTATTTCGCAGATGCGTCAGATTTTGATACAACAGCGATTGAGTCAACAATTGATTCAAAGGTCGCTACAGCAGTAAACAACTTAGTTGCAGGAGCACCTGCAGCACTTAATACTTTAAATGAGTTAGCAGTAGCAATTAATAGTGATTCTTCATTTGCTTCAACAATAACAAATGCTCTTTCACAAAAGGCTGGTGTTGATTCAGTAACAAATCATACAAGTGCAACAACAAGTGTTCATGGTATTGCTGATACAGCAGCACTTGCAACACAAACTTTTGTAAATACAGCAGCAACAGCAGCACAAAATGCAGCATCATCAGATGCTACTACAAAGGCTAACGCTGCAGAAGCAGCAGCAATCGCTGCAGCAGCAGCAGATGCTACTTCAAAGGCTAACGCTGCACAGTCTGCAGCAGAAGCAACTGCAGCAGCAGGAGATGCAGCAACCTTAGCATCAGCCGCAGCAGCATTAAATACGGCACTAACATCAGAGGCTGCAACAAGAAATACTGCAATTTCAAATGCAGTTTCAGGACATAATGATGATACAACAGATGTTCATGGAATTGCAGATACCTCTGCTCTTGCAACAAAGGCATATGCAGATAGTGCAGTTTCTACTCATAACTCAGATCAGACTAACGTACATGGAATTGCAGATACTGCAAACCTTGTAACTTTAGCAGGAGTTCAAACTCTTACTAATAAGACTATTACATCTCCTTCAGGACTTGTAAAGGCAGATGTCGGTTTAGGCAATGTTGATAATACTTCAGATGCAGATAAGCCAATTTCAGATGATACACAGGCTGCTCTTGATCTTAAGGCACCTTTGGCATCGCCAACATTTACTGGAACTGTAACAACACCACTTTCAACTGCAGGATATGTTAAGACAAATGCTTCTGGCGTATTGTCCTCATCTGCAGCAGTCGCACAGGCTGATGTTACTGGTCTAACTTCCGACCTTGCTCTAAAGGCACCATTGGCATCTCCAGCACTTACTGGAACTCCAACTGCCCCAACTGCAACAGCAGGAACTAATACTACTCAGATTGCTACAACAGCATTCGTAACTGGGGCAGTTGCTGATCTAATTGCATCTGCACCATCAGCATTAAATACATTAAATGAATTGGCAACAGCGCTTGGAAATGATGCTAACTTCTCTACAACAGTTACAAATAGCCTTGCAGCAAAAGCACCAATCAATTCACCAACATTCACTGGCACAGTAACTTTGCCAGCAGCAGGTATTGTATTCTCTGATGGAACACAGGCAAAGGCTGGTGTACCTTCTATTACAACATTTGCAACAGCAATTTCATCCTCTGCAACTATTGCAGCAGGAGAGCAGGATAAGTTTATTCCTCTAACAGGAGCAGTAACAATTACACTTCCTGCAACAGGCTACTCAACTGGACAATCTATTGATTTCTATCAGGCTTCTGGTACTGGAGCACAATTTGCTTCAACCAATAGCGTTGTAGGAACTCCAGGATTAAAGTTCAGAACAACTAACTCAGTTGCAACAGCAATCAAAACTTCAAGTGGATGGCTGGTCTTCGGAGACTTATCAGCATAATAATAAATTAAAGGAGATTAACTATGTCAAAGCAAGCAGGTAGAATGAGCCAAAGTGCAAATGACTTTTTGGCACCTTATGCACCAACGATAGGAACAGCAACAGATGTTGGAACAGGAAGAGCATATAATAATGGTGCTGCAACAGTAACATTTACTCCAACTGGACCTAACGCAGCGACATCTTACACAGTTACATCTTCTCCAGGAGGGTACACTGCAACAGGTGCATCTTCTCCAATAACAGTAACAGGTCTGCAGTCTAATACTTCATATACCTTTACAGTTACAGGAACAAATGCAGCAGGAACTGGAAGCCCATCAAGCGCATCTAACTCTATTACTGCAACAACTGTTCCACAAGCACCTTCAATTTCTTCAGTTGCTGACGTTGGAACAAATCGTCCTTTCAATAATGGTGCTGCAACTGTTAACTTTAGTGCAGGTGCAACTGGTGGTAAGGCAATTAGTTCTTATACAGCAACTGCAAGTGCTGGTCCTTCTATTGGAGGATCATCATCCCCATTAACAGTAACAGGACTTTCCTCTGGATCAACACAGACATTTACTGTTACAGCAACTAACGCTAATGGAACATCTGCAGCATCATCAGCATCTAGTGGAATACTTATCACAACTGTTCCAGATACACCAGGTGCTCCTTCAGCATCCACTATAGCAAATCAATGTAATGATTCAGTATCTTGGAATGCTCCTAATAATGGCGGTAAGGCAATTACAAATTATTACTGGACATCATCTGACGGAAAATCTGGAAATACAGGAAGCACATCTGTTACTGTTTCTCAGGAATGCGGAACTGCACAAACTTATAATGTTAGAGCAGACAATGCAAATGGAGTTTCTGGAACATCATCAAATTCTGGATCAGTTACAACATTTTCATTTGCACCATTCGGCTTTGCTCCGTTTGGAGCCTTCGGTGCGTTCGGTGCATTCGGCGCATTCGGTGCGTTCGGTGCGTTCGGTGCATTCGGTGCCTTCGGTGCCTTCGGTGCATTCGGTGCATTCGGTGCCTTCGGTGCCTTCGGTGCATTCGGTGCGTTCGGTGCATTCGGTGCCTTCGGTGCATTCGGAGCATATGCTTTTTCTGCTATATCGTTAGCAGCAACAACTGAAGTTCTAATTCCTGGAGCACCAGGTTCTTCTAAGACTGCTGGAGAATTACAGGTTGGAGATACATTATTAGCACTTAATATTCCAAATCCAGGAAACTCAGATTGGGTTAATTGGGAGGTAGATTCTTCTACTCTATCATTAAGTTCTGAAGATATTGTAGAAACTCAGATTGTTTCTTTGACTACTGTTCCTGAATCCCAATTTATATATGTTGATGGAGATTTATTCTCTACAACACACTATATTTTAGTACAAAAGGGAGCAGCAACTAAATTTATAAGTGCTGCAGATATTGATACAAGTTATAAGATCTTTTCGCCAGAAACTGGATCTTTTGTTGATATAACCTTGGTAGAGACAATAAATATGGATCTAAATAAGATATCTATTAACTGTGAGCCATATGATAACTTCTTTACTAAGAAGATGTTAGTATTTGATAGACCAGATCCGCTAGTCTAATATCAGAAGTTTTTAACTTATGATATACTCTTAATATGAGTAAAGACAAATCTGCAAAAATATCATTTGTATCTACAATGCCAAAAACTGTAGATTTATTTCCAGAACCAGTTCCAGCATTCAAAGAAATACCATCCTGGTTTAAAAAAATTCTACCTTTTTATGAAGGTAATGATACGCCAATCGATGGTGTACAAAGATTAACTGTTAAAAGGTGCGTTGCATTTTTAGATATGCTTTCAAGCGGGTACATAATTAAGGCACCATTTGATATATATATTGATACTACTGATGGAAAACAAGTTTTTCAAATTCCAAAGGCAATGGAATCATTTTCTAATTCTGGTATAAAACCAATGATAGGAACTCATGATATTAAGCAAGTAGAAGGTTATCCAATAGACAAAGATCAATATATTGAGCATATTTTTAGAATCAATCCTATCTGGGTTGCAAAAGGAAGTAAAGGAGTAAGTGCATTTTTTATACAACCACAACATCACGAAGTATCCCCGTTATATGCGGTTTCTGCAGTTATAGATATTGATTCTTATCCATCTGATGGTTTGCTATCATTTTTAGTTAAAAAAGATTTTAGAGGATATGTTCAAAAAGGAACTCCATTGGTTCAGGTAATACCTTTTATGAGACAAGACTTTGTTTCTGAAATTATTAAAGATCAAAAAGAAAATGAAAAAGTAAAAGAGATAGTAAACAAAGTAAGATCAGTATTTAATTCTGGTTATCGAAGAATGATGTGGAAAAAAAAGAGTTACATCTAACCATAAACCTAAATAATACAATTAGAGTTTTGTAAAAGCAAAAACTCTGGTATACTTTACTAATTACAGTTTCTTAAGGAGAACAACAGTGTCAGATTTTTTTAGTTTTCATTTGTCTGAAGATTTTATAAATGAGTATAAATCAAAGGAACCACCATTTGGATTTGCAGATGCTGGGGGTAATTCATTAGGAGAGATTACATTTATTCGTACCTACTCTCGTATGAAGGAAGATGGAACTAAGGAAAGATGGTATGAGGTTTGCCGTCGTGTAATCGAGGGTATGTATTCAGCCCAAAAGAATCACGCTAAAGAAAACAGACTACCTTGGAATGACTACAAGGCACAGGCTTCTGCAAAAGAGGCATATCAGCGTTTATTTGAATTAAAGTGGACTCCGCCAGGAAGAGGGCTTTGGTCTTTTGGAACAGCGCTTACAATGGAAAAGAAGAATTCCGCAGCACTTCAAAACTGCGCCATGGTATCTACCAAAGATATTGATCGTAATGATCCAGGACAATTATTTGGTTGGGTAATGGATGCCTTAATGATGGGTGTAGGTGTAGGGTTTGATACCTTGGGCGGGGAGAAAAAACTTTCTATCTATAGCCCAACAGAACCACCACAAGTATATGAAATACCAGATACTCGTGAAGGTTGGGTAGAGTCTGTTAGATTATTAATTAATTCGTTTTTGAAGCCTAATATGTATATTCAGGAATTTAACTATGACCTTATTAGGCCTTTGGGTGCCCCTATTAAAGGTTTTGGAGGTACGGCAAGCGGTCCTGCACCACTTATTCAACTACACAAGCAGATAAGGTCTGTAATCGGCGGTAGAGCAGGAGAAACCCTTGACTCAAGAGCAATAGTAGATATCGTAAACCTCATTGGTACCTGTGTGGTATCAGGAAATGTTAGACGATCTGCAACTCTGGCTTTGGGTGATGCTAAAGATCAAGACTTTATGAATCTTAAGAATTCAGAGGCCTTCCCAGAAAGAAATTCATTTGATCCAGAAAATCCAGGCTGGGCATGGATGTCAAATAACTCTATTTCTGCGACGGTAGGTACAAAGTACGAAGACTATGTAGACCTAATAGCAAATAATGGTGAACCTGGTTTTATATGGTTAGATGTTGCAAGAAACTACGGGCGTTTAAAAGATCCTGCAGATGGTAAAGATTATAGAGTCATGGGATTTAATCCATGTGCAGAGCAGCCACTGGAATCATACGAATTATGTACCTTGGTTGAAGTACATTTAAATCGTCATGAGTCTAAAGAAGATTTCTTGCGGACATTAAAGTTTGCATATCTATATGGCAAGACGGTAACGCTGATACCAACACACTGGCAACAGACAAATGGAATTATGCAGCGTAATCGTCGTATCGGAACATCACTTACAGGTATTGCTTCATTCTCAGACAAATTTGGTTTGCCTGTTGTGCGTGAATGGATGGACGAAGGATATGAGACTATTCGTAAATATGATCATTCCTATTCTGAGTGGTTGTGCGTTCGTGATTCCATTAGAGTCACAACTGTTAAACCATCAGGGTCTGTATCAATTCTTTCTGGCGCAACACCTGGAGTTCACTGGGCGCCTGGAGGAAACTATTTCTTGAGAGCAATTCGTTTTGGGAATACAGATCCAATGATTCACTTATTCAAGGCTGCTGGATATAAGATGGAGGCTGACCTTGTATCTGCGAATACAACTGTCGTATATTTCCCAGTACATTCTGGTCACGCAAGATCTGAAAAGGATGTAACATTATTTGAGAAGATTGCGCTTGCTGCTACTGCTCAGAAATACTGGTCTGATAACGGCGTGTCTGTAACGCTTTCATTTGACAAGGAAACTGAAACAAAGCATATAGCGCCTGCACTTCATATGTACGAAGGACAGTTAAAAGCAGTTTCATTCTTGCCGATGGGAAATAAGGTGTATCCACAACAACCATACACTGAAATAACTGAAGAGGAATATAACTCATATATTGGTCAGATTAAAAAGATCGATTGGTCTGCAATTTATGATGGAGCAGAAAATCTGGAGGCACAGGGCGAAATGTACTGTACTACAGATGCTTGCGAAATAAAAATCTCGTAGTATGATAAAATAGACTCATAATGTCTAGCCCATCAAATCTATATGCAGAAAAAATATTCTCTGAGCACCCTCAGTTTTTGTGGGCACTTGATGATAAGGCTGATTATGTCTCTATAATTTCAGAGGCACAAAGAGATACCTCCACTTGGTCTATTGATAATGGATCTTCTATAGTAACTGAAGAACTTTTAGATGCACCATTCCCAGATAGTGTTATTAATAAAATTACTCCAGTTGCAGTTCCAGAAGGATTATTTTCAGTAACATTAGTTAGTCCAGAAATAGTTAATGTAAATCAATTAAATGATACACTTAAAACTTTTTCAATCGGATCTTATTTTTATACGCTCAGTTCTTATGCACTAAGTATAGATATAGGTTATAGATATTATGATGATGCACAAGAACAATATATAGATGTATTAAAATCATATGATGCATCACTTTCTAGCAGATGGTACTTTTTATCTGAAACATTTAGTCCAGAATCTACTGATCTACCATTAAGATTAGTTATAAAGATAAATTATTTGGGACAGTCTACAGATTTAAACGATTATATATTTTATATAAATGGAATTACTTTTGGTCAATGGGCAGAAGAGTTTCAATCTCAATCTTTAGGTGTAACAACTATAGATTTGCCATCAAATATTGCTCTTCCAACATCTAAAGTTGTTCAGGCAAGCGCATATGGATTATCAGATAATCCTGGATACTATTTTGTAAATAACAACTCTTTAATGGCTAAAAATTTTGGAATGCCAATGGTTTTTGGATCTCAGAATATAACTAAGTTATATAGCAATAACAATTCTCCATCCCTTATTGTTCCATCAAATGGAATGATGTCAAATAATGGAAAGCATCAAGACTTCACTTTAGAGTTTTGGATTAGAACCAATAATTCATCCACACAGTCAAAAAGAATTGTTGGACCAATAGCGTCTACTGACGGACTATACTTAAATGGACCATTTTTAGTATTAAAAATTAATAATCAATATTCTTCATATTATGTTGGACATTGGGAAAGGCCAATGCTTATTCACTGGAAATATTCATCAAATTTAACAACAGTTCTTTTAAATGGTGAAGAGGTTATATCAATTGTAATTGATGCACACTCTATATCCTTGCCTGAATCATTTAATAATTTGGGAAAAAGTCAAGATTGGATAGGGTTTTATGCTTATGAAAATATTGAGCCAATAGAAATAGATTGCGTAGCATTATATACATATTTAGTTCCATTACTTGTTGCAAAAAGAAGATTTGTTTACGGGCAGGGAGTTCAGTATCCAGAAAATCTTAATGCTTCTTACGGTGGCAACTCTGTAGTATTTGATTATTCGTTTGCTGATTATACAAAAAATTATAACTATCCCGATTTAGGATCATGGTCACAGGCTTCTTTAGACAATATAGTTGTTCAAGAAAATTATTTAACTACTCCAAATTTTAATGTTCCATCAATAGTAACTAATAATACTTCTAAGACGCAAGTAAATATGCTGGCTGACTGTGCAGTTATACAGAATGAATCTTCTCTATTCTTAGATTTAAGGCCTAACTCATCATGGGATACAACCAATTCATATTTATACTTTAATGACTTTTCTTTATCTGGAGAAAGGGTTCATGCATTTTATGGATTGTTTAAAAAACCACTTTCTTATTCTGGAAATCAAGTATTAATTAGAATTGAAGATTCTAATTTTAACTATTTTTCTATAGAATGTTTTAACAATGATGTAAGGTATATTTTTAAATATGGTGGGGCTTCAGAACAAATACTATATGAGGCATTAGCAGTAGAAAACAATAAAATGTTTGCAGTAGGAATAGAAGTAGATATTTTTAGAGATTATTTTGGTGATAATGTTTTGTCTTTTTTTAGCAATCAATCGGCATTAAAGATGTATGTAGGAGGAACAAAAGAATTTACAAAAACATTTACTGGTAATATTTATAAGGTAGCACTTTGTTCAGAAAAAAATGTTAAAGATATTTCAAATCTTTTTAATTTAATCGGAGTTCCAAAAGACTATGAAAATATATTTAATCTATATGGCCCTGGAGTAGACTATGATGGAGGAGACGCAGATCAAGATTTTTGGAACTATTATATAAACTATCAAAATCCTTTTGATTTTGATGCTGACGAATTTTTAAATGTAGTACTTTCTGACCATAAGCCAAGTTTAGGAGTAGTTCCAAAAAATTATTTCGATAGTTTTTATTTGGATGTAGATGTAAAGGGTTCTTGGAAGGATTATGTTCCACTGTCATATTTTGGTCAATATATAACTGATGAGTATGGAGATTCTAGATTTGGATTAGACTATATACAATTTAATGTTAACTATCCTGCTCCTGCAAAATTTAAAGAAACAGAAGTAATAGATATAGATGGATGGACTTATTCAGAATTAAATCAAGAATATTCATATCCCCAACAAAGAACATATGAATCTTTAGATAATTATTTATATACTGGATATATAAATTATCAAGATTTAGCAGAAAGATCACTCAAAACATATTCTTATGACACAACAGGAGCAACATTAAAAACATACATAACATTTGAATACTTAGAGACTGGCGCTAATGCATCGAATGGATTTTTTGTAAATATAGAAGATGTTCCAAAAAATGGAGTAATAACTCCAGGAAGTAATTGGATAAATACTAAGTATGAAGTTGTAGATAATGTTTTAATATATCCACCTAAAAATGTAGACTTTAATGATTTAGCAATTGTAATGCATCTTGAATTTGAGGTAGATGGAATTAAGCATAAGCCAATTAAAATTAAAAGTTTACAATTAGCATCACAGGCATTTAATTATAATACTGTGAACAATATTGGAACTAGATTTGGAACTAATGTTTATCCATATGTAAATACTGGCTATTATTATAACTATAAAGCAAAAAATCCAATAACAATATATAAGGGTTCTTCTCCTTATTTATACCTAACAAGATACTCTGGGTTAGAAATTAGAGGTAATCATGATCCATTAATAAATCGTGGAGTGGCAATTCCAGTTAATGCAAATAAAACAGCAGACTATGAAGTTATGGCAATGCAATCTTTAATTAGATTTAATTCAGATTTTTTCCCATATGCACCAACCCAAATAATGCAAATTAATTCTAAGGGTAAAATAATTAAGTTTTATATGGTAGCAAATCATCCAGACGGAAAGAGGGCAAAAATTTATGCAATAGATGGTAATACTGGTGCTCTTTATAATGGAATATCTTTTTATATAAATGGTAACGTAGTAAAGGAACCAGTTTTAAATGTAAATGAATGGGCAATGTTAGGAATAGGATTCCCTAGCGTTTTAAACTTTAAATCTTATGCAGGTTCAATTATGATTAATGGACCTATTATTTTTGATGATCTTTCTTATTATCAAACAACAAGTTTGCAAGAGATACAGGCAGTATCCAAGCGTCCATGGGCAAGGGTAAAGTTTGCAATAGATGGACTTTTTGATTGGGAATATTGGAATGATTATTATGTTTGGCAGGGAGTATTAGTTCAGTCATCAATAAGTTACTATGGAGTTAGTCCAGCAGATTTATATAAGGCTTATACAGGAACAAATAAAATAATAATAGACGACTCAAGGCCTTTAAGGTTTGGAGATTACGAATATGCTGTTTTTAAAGATGTAGAATGGCAATCTCAAGTGTCTGACGCAGTATAATATGGTATACTGGTGGTTATGAAAAGTAAAGATCAGCCACTTTTTGACAAAAAGGGTAAGCCAAGAATGCCAGGTCAAATCGGTGAGACCAAAGTAACAGTAATAGATAAAAATTATGACTGGGGCATTTATGTTTGGAAAAAATCTAATGGCAGATGGTTTACTGACGGTAATGGTAATATTTTAAATATTCCTTCAATGAAGGGTGATCTTGCAAGAATTGCAGAATTAAAACAAGCAGCAGCATATTATGGAGAGCCAGACGGGGAGCCATATTTCTTTGCGGGTATGGGAAGAGTAACTGATGAAGAGTATAGCGAGCAAGTAGATAGAATGAAGGCTGGACTAATTCCCAATCTAAATGATCTTGGTGCAGTACAGGCAGCAAAAGATACTATAGCAAAATATGGAGATGAAGAGTAATGTCTGAAGAGAAAGAGTATATCCTTAAAGCAAGTTTAGATAATTTAGCAGATCAGTCTGATTCTTTTAAGACATCAGATCCATTCAATAAGACATGGACAGAATTAAAGTCGTATTCTGGTTTAGATAATAATTTTAAAAGAAGAACCTCTCGTCTTGTAGAAAAAGCAGAAAACAATCCAACACAAGGATATCTTGATAGTGCAAGAGCAGAACAACATGGTTTGGGAGATGCCAAGTCAAAAGAAATTAATCCTGGAACGGTATATAGAAATGGCTATGGGCTATTTGATGTAATCACTCCGCCATGGAATGTTTATGAGTTGGCTAATTATTATGACACATCTTTTGCTAATCATGCTGCTATTGATGCAAAGGTAGAAAACATCGTTGGACTTGGATATGACTTTGAGGTTTCTCCAAGCACAATGCTTCGTCTTGAATCTAACAAAGATAAAGAGCAAGTATCTAGAGCAAGAAATAGAATTGAACGTGCAAAAATTGAAATGCATGAGTGGCTTGAGTCATTAAATGATGATGATTCTTTTACAACAACAATGATGAAAGTTTATACAGATGTTCAGGCAGTTGGAAATGGATATTTAGAAGTTGGTAGAACAACACGTGGAGAGATTGGGTATATAGGACATATTCCAGCAACAACTATGCGTGTTCGTCGTTTGCGTGACGGGTATGTTCAAATTATTGGAAGTAAGGTTGTTTATTTTAGAAATTTTGGTGCTAAGAATCCTAACCCAGTTACATCGGATCCTAGGCCAAATGAAATCATACACTTTAAACAGTATTCGCCTTTAAATACTTTTTATGGTGTACCAGATATAATGTCGGCAATAAACTCGCTCCATGGAGACCAGTTAGCGTCACAATATAACATTGACTACTTTAGCAATAAGGCTGTCCCTCGTTATGTTGTGACACTAAAGGGTGCTCGCTTATCTGCGGATGCTGAAGACAAGATGTTTAGATTTTTACAAACAAGTCTTAAGGGTCAGTCTCATAGAACTCTTTATATTCCTTTACCAGGAGATACAGATAGCAATAAGGTTGAATTTAAGATGGAGCCTATTGAGGACGGGGTTCAAGAGGGATCATTTAAAGAATATCGTAAACAAAATCGTGATGATATTTTAATTGCACATCAAGTTCCACTTTCTAAACTGGGTGGAGGAGACTCTGGCTCAATCGCTGCAGCCCTTGCTCAAGATCGTACATTTAAGGAGCAGGTGTCTCGTCCAGCACAGAGAGAAATAGAAAAAATTATTAATAAGATAATTAAAGAAAAAACAGATGTTTTAGTTCTTAAATTTAAAG